TTATGCCACGTCGATCCATTCGGCGCCCCGACTGTCCCGGTAGAGATCCGTCATCTTCGCGGAGCGGTGGCCGAGCAGCCGTTGCGCATCGCGCCCTTCTTCTTCATGAAGCCTGGCAGCCAGGGAACGCATCTCATGGAAGCTTGGCGGGCTGGCGCCGAAATCGAGTCCATGTTTTTTCGCCGCCCTGTCCCTCGCATCAGCGAACGCGGCGCTTATGGTGTCCAGCATAATCGGCTGCCCAGCCTTGGCACGACTGATCGTGCGGTGATGATGGATCATGTAGCGGGAAAGAACCCTCCCTCGGCATGATTTGATCACTGAGGCCAGATCGAGACCAAGGACAGCCAGACCAATCGACGTGCTTATACGAAGGCGCATTCCCGTCTTCGACTGAACAACCTGCAGGTATCCGTCCTGCTCGTCCTTGAACTGCATTGCTGCAAGATCCTCCCGCCTCTGGCCGGTAATAACCGCCAGTTCCATGGCTCGTTTCAACCAGGGCTGTTTCGCCTCGGCATAGATCAGACGCCATGTCTCCAGAGTCAGGCGCTCGCGCTTGATTTTCACCCGCGCCGCCTTCGTCACCTCCACCGGGTTTTTGTCAGTCCATCCGGCCGCCATCGACTCCATGAAAACATCCCGCAGAAGGGATCGCATGGCTCGGGCCATTTGTGCTTTCCCTTCCTTCGCCATCTCCGAGAAGTAGCCGGCCACATCAATGGTCCCGATATCCCGGATGTCCATCGTTCCGAACCTGGCGCGCAGCCGTTTCAGGCGCATCCGAGTATTACGGACACTGGCCGCCGCCAGGCCGCGCTCGGCGTAGATCTTTTCGTACTCGATGAGCCAGTCGTCAAATAGCCGCGGCGGACGTGATGGCTCAGAATTGAGCCTGTCGGCGATAGTCGGCTGAAGCGCTTCCGTGTGGTTTGCTTCGATCGCTTCCCTAATCGCGCGAGCCTTGTCCTTGCCCAGGCCGAACATCCGGCCGCTTACTGGATCTCGATAGGCGTAATAGGTTACGCCTGACCGAGAGTCCGTCTTCTTGTACAGGTTTGGGGGGAGGTCTTTTGACCCCTCTTTACGCGGCCTTGGTGCCATGGCGTGCGCTCTTAATGCGGGATATCAGACTGTCGCCAGGTGCGGAGCGTTTGGCGGGCTCTTGACTGCTGTACTCCGCATCCGGGCTCACGTAGTAGCTTCGACCATGCTTTACGGGAGTAGGGATAATACAGCCATCCCTTGCCCACCTGCGGAGGGTGTTGATACTCGGCGGCGTCCTGAAGTGCTCAGCCGCCCATTCTTCTAGGGTTACGAGTTTCATTGGACAATACCTCCCCGTCCTGCTGGCGCTGGTCGGGAAAATGGTTTTCGGGGACTGGTAGCCTATTCGGCTACCGGCGAACTAGAACGAGCAGCCCCATTGCAGGGCTGCGAATGCTGGCGCGAGTTCGATCAGTGCGTGTAGCGCGACCAGGCTGGCGCCGATGACGGCTACTGCCGCAAGTCTGGATAGGGCTTTCTTCATGTGAAGGGCTCCGGATCAGTCGCCCGCGGCCTTCGAGATCAGGTGCATGAGCATTTCGCGCAGTTGCTCGCGCTCTAGCACCTGTCCGGTTTTCGCATACTCGTCGGCCTGGCGCAGGATCGCGTCGATCTCAATCTCGAACATCGGCGAGAGCACGTCTGGCTCGCACTGCTCGAGCAGCAACTGGATTGCGCGGGTCGGGTGCGCCATCGTGATCCCGAGCCAGTTGTAAGCTGACGCGGTGCGGTAGTAGCGAAGGCCAGCCAGTTCATGCCGACGCGGCGGGCGGAAGGGTTTCGTGCGCATATGCAATCCGGGTAGGTTGAGCCTACATTTTCCAGATTGCTGTATATGCGTACAGTGGTTGGCGATGGGTGGCTATGCCTGCTCCGACAGGTACTGCAACTCCCAGGTCGGGTGGAACTTCCTTGGCTTTCTTTCGCCGTCGAGCTTGATCATGAGGTGGGCGCCCTTGGCGCTTGTGATTGTCCCTCGCTCCTCGGTGCCACGCCCTCGGTAAATGACTTGGCCGCCGCGCTTGCATGGAACGGCATAGGCCTTGCGGATGAACTCCATGCTCATTGCGTCCCTCCCTCCTGCTCGCTCAGCAGGGCGCGAAGCTCTGCCGTTATCCGGTAGCATTCAGTCGGGAAAGAGGTAGACCAGGCGCAGGCGCAGTACTCTTCCGGGCCTCGGCACGGCTCGTTCATCACATGCTTGGCGATCAGCCCATGACGTTCAGCACTTTCTTGGATGTCTGCCCCATCGAAGCTGCCGCCCTCCAGTGCTCCGCTGATGATCTCCTGCGCGAATGCGGCGAACTTGGCCGCGTTCTCGCGCAGCTCCTCGATCTCCATCTCCATGCCGCCGCACTGCTGGCGGGCAGCATCTCCCTTTGCCGCTGCGTCCTCGGCCATGGCTAGTTTGGCGCGCAGTGCCGCGACTTCCTCCCTGAGCGCCTGGGCCTCGGCGGCAAGCTTGGCGTAGGCGTCATGTTCGACGAATTCCCCGTCAGGATGCTCATACCAGCAAGCCGTCGTGTCGAAGTTGTAGCGCGTCACGTCACTCATGACCTACCTCCTTTCGTGGTGGCATCGACTCATGACGAGGCCTGCTGAGGCGCCCAGTCGGGCTGTTGAGTTTCTCTGCTAAGGCATGAGCTTGCGCCTGGCGCTCAGGTCGAGCACCGAGCGGGCACCGTACACGCCACTCCCATTTTCCAAATTCGTCTTGTTCAAGCGTCAGCTTCGGTTCGCCGCGCGGATCGCCAGATGCGAAGAGAAAAGCCATCACAACCCCTCCTTGCCGGGCGCGGCGGCGAGCGGGTCTAGTCCGCGTTCGGCGCGCCACGCCGTAACAGAGCCGTCGCCATCCAGAACCACGCGTGCCGCCATGACGGCTGTCTGTACCGCTTCCTTGCGCACATTCGCAGCCGGTTCGTCCAGCACCGCTTTGCACAGCTCCCCGAACTCTTCGGCAAGGGCGATGGTCATAATGCGGTCGCCGGGAAACTTGGACCTTGCCCGCAGCAACTCGGCGCGAACTTCACCGAGGAAAGTTTCAACGTCATCCGGCACGCTGTGCTGAGCCTGGGCTACGACCTTTTCGTCGGCGACCTTCGCCAGGATGATCAGGGAGCGAGCGAGTTCGTCGGGCGTGAAGCTCTCGAAGTCGCGCAGGATGCGCTGGAGGTTCTTGTTGAAGTAGTGGGCGTCCACCCCGTAGCGATTGCGGGTGGCCGTCAGCTCCGCGACCCTGGCCAGGGCGGCGTCGAGTCGTTTTGCATTCTCGTCGCGCTCGTACATCATCTTCATACACCTGTCGAAGCTGCCAGAGGGATCGCCTTTGGATTCTCGCAGGCACTCGACTTCGGCCAGGGCGGCGTCGCGCTCTTGCTCATGCTGATTCAGCAGCAGCTCCCACTCCGACTCGTAGCTGCGGAGCATTGCGATTTCAGTGCGCAGCTCCCCGACGATGCGCCCATGCTGGGCGACGGTCATCAGCTTTTCTGGGTCGTAAAACTCGCCGCCGTCCTTGTCGCAATCGCCAGCGACAGCAAATGCCTTGAACCCTATGTCGTCATGAACTTTCTCATTCGGCGTGAACAGGGTTGCAACGATCTCCGGCCGCTCCGCCTCTGCCTGCTCAGGCTTCAGTGCTTCGGCAGGCGCTTCGTTGAACGCTTCAGCATGCGGGGCTAGGTTGAGCGGGTCGAGGTCCGACGCCGGGGAGGGTTGCGCCAGGGCGGCGCGGGCCTGCTCCGGGGTTACGAACCAGCCACTGCCGTCGCATTCGCGGCAGACTTCTCCGACATAACCGTCGCCTGAGCCGTCACATTCGGAACATGCGTAACCGGCTGCCGGATCGGTTTCATATCCGCAGGTGCAAAGGTCGCCGGGCATCAGATCGCTTTCGCCGCAATGCGGGCATCGGGTCGCGCGGGGCTTTCCATCAACTGCACGTTCATCCCCGCCTGCCTGCTCTACCGATTCTCTGAGCGCCATACCTGTCTCGAAAACTTGTGCAAGATGTTCGTCGAGAGGAGGCAAGTCTGGCTCGCTTTCGTTGTGTACCGGGGAGCCGACGAGTTTGTCGAATGGACCGATGTGTGCCGGGCACGGATGGCGGAGGGAGCCGTCTCCGGAAGGGCAGGTGCATTCATTTGCTTTGGTCATGGGAGCTTTCTCCAGGCCTCGGTTTCGAGGTCAGAAACGGTTATCAGTCGGCGCCGGCGCTCGATGTTTTCGAGTTGAATGACCTCACCCAGGCTGTCGATGACGACCCAGTGAATGCCGGTGGGAATGTGCAGGTAGCGGGCTGGCGCGTTAGAGGGGTAGAGGGCGTTTATGCGGCGGACTGCGGGGCTTTCGTCGAATGGCATGATGGGCAGGCTCCGTAGGGCGGTGCCGTGTAGCAGTGCTCACCGCTGGCGCCCTGGTCAGCGTCGTTTGCGATCTCGTTGAGTTGGCGTGCGAGCTGGCGCAGTTGAGAGGAGGAGAGCAGAGCGCCGAGGCGGGGGAGGCCGTTGACCTCGGCCAGGCGCTGGCCATCCTCGCCGTCCAGGAACAGCGCGGTCAGGTTGAGGGTGTGCATGGCGTTTCCTCAGGAGGGCGGCACGTGGAAATGGCTTGCTTGGCGATCTTGAGCACGTCCATACCGATACCGCCGGTAGAGACGTCGGTGAGTGCGGCGATCTTTTCGAGCGCCTGGCGTGCGGTTGCCAGTTGATCCTCCGGGGAGAGGTATGCCGGCATGCCGGCCAGGCGGCGACACACGAACGGATCGTTGTCGCTCGGTACCGAGCAGCAGGTGAACTGAATTGTGCGGCACTTGCAGACGAAATCGGGCGGAGGGAGTGCCTCGGCGTCGACGACGCGCATGCCGAGTGTGATAGCCAGACCGCGCTCGATGTTCGCCCCGCGGGACCGCTCCCAGCCGGGGAGCAACGCGAGAATGTCGCAGTCCATCAAGCGCTTGATCCCATCGCGCATGAACGCCTCCCACGGCGCGCCACGGTAGACCATGTTGACCGCCGGGTTCTCGACGAAGTAACCGAGGGCGCGAATGCGCTTCTCCTCTGCGTTGAACGCGGGGTAGTTGAAATCGGGAATGCCGGTCATGGGGCCGGACAAGTAGACGCGGTGCATCATGATGACACCGCCTTGTCGTCACTGGTTACAGAAACAACGCCACAGTCCATAGCTCTGAGTTCGCCTATGGCCATCCTTCTTGTTCCATCTGTAATTGCCCAAATATCCAGCTCTAGATGGCGAAACGTACCGTGGAAGTGGCGATAGGCGGCCAGCGCGGCGCGTCTGAATGTCTTTGCCGCAACTGCCCCTATTTGCATGTCCTTCCCCCCCCCTGTAAGGGTTAGCTCGAACAAAGAGAGGTCTTCAATTCTCTTGGCGGCCGCGCGGATAGAACTTGGTGCGCGCCGATACTCTTCGGCTACCTCTGCAACTGATTTGCAGTGAAGTGCCTCAGCTATGGCTTTGTCGCGCTCAGGGTTGCGCAGACCTGCGTAGATTACTGGCTGCATGTGGTAATCCTCAGGACGAGTAGAGCCGCGCCAGGCGTGCTAGCGTCGGTGATCTGGTGGTGGGTTACTGTTCGTCGTCGGCGACGGAGAGTCCGGCGGCGAGTAGTTGTCGCGACACGCTTTCGCTGGGCGTGTATTCGTGTCGCGACACGACGAGGAGAGGCAGAAGGTCGGCATCGGGTAGGGCGGAGGCGTTGAGGAGCAGCGTCGAGATCGCTTCCCGCCAATCCTCGAAATCCCCGACCGCCTGTAGCCGTTCGAAAGCGGCGTCGATCGCCGGCGGGGATGGAAGCTTGCGCTCGGGTATTCCGGCCTCTCGCTGTCGCTGGCGCTTTTCACGCTGGCGCTGGGCGTTGGTCTTGGCCATCAGGCCACCTTCTTCGCCTTGAGGCCCAGGAAGTCGGGCAGGCCGTCGTATCGTTCTTCGTGATCGGCGCGGCGCGGCATCACCCCGGCGAAGAAGTTCTTCAGGTGCTCGTGGTCAGGGAACGTGCAGCGGATCAGAGAGTTCGGATCGGCCTGTCTCAGTACCAGGTTCGGTGCGCTGCCCCGGTTGAATATCCTCACGACCTTCTCGAACGTTCCCAGGTACGCAGGATCTACCGCGGTGATCGGCGATCCCATCCCTTGGACCTGGATCGGATGGCGCCAGTCCGGGTACTTGGCATCCACCAGTTCGAGCTGCGCGCTGATCAGGGTGCCGGGATCGAACGGCGCAAACTGTTTCACATCATCGGGAACGGGCCAGTCGGAATCGGAGATCACCCCAGCGCGTTCGTAGATGAACGCCGTACCAGCGTTGCGCTTCTTCATGCCGGCGACGAGTGCCGTGCTCGGGCTGATGATGATCTTATTGCTAGCCCAACCGTCAGGGTCGTGCATGACGCCGATGTGGTGGCCGTTCGTTGCGATCAGTAGAACGCCTCCCTGAGACGCCGGCTCGATGCTGATACCGTTGAGGTAGTAGCGGACATCGTTATGCGCCATGAACAGCGACACGGCGGCGAGGTAGTGGGCCTTTGCCCTGGCGAGTAGTTCCATGGGGTATCTCCGGTCAGAAGATGTAGGAGTGTTGGTGGCTGGCGCAGGCGCGGTAGGAGGCTGTTCGCGGCTTCGCCTCTTGAACTGGTGGCGCCGCTGCGGCCGGCGGGGTCTTAGTCGGCTGCTGTCGGACTGCAGCGGGGAGCATGAACACCAGCACGATGAAGCCCAGGGCTGCACCGATGCCGCCGGTTCGAATTGCTCTACGCCTGGTCACTTGGCGGCCTGCTGGCGCTTCAAGTGCTCTGCGTATGCGCATGCTTCGTTGTGGTTCCGGCGGAATCCGCGCACCGCGCCAGTAGCGGTCTCGACGATGTGGAAGAACCCGCGACCCTGAGGCACTACCCGAAATGGTTCCGCAACAGCAGGAGCCATGAGCCGCTGAACGAACGCCAGGCGGGCGAGGGCGGTTTGGGAGAGCAGGCCGGCGAGAACTTCGGTTTGTTCCTGATGCTTGAGCATGGTGGTTCTCCTACGCGATGGTGATTTCTTCGAGGCGCCGCACGGTGCGGGCTTCGGTGAGCCTCCGCTCGTTGCTGGGCCTGCGATTCCGGTTCATGTGGTCGTCATCGATCAGCGGGTGACCGGCGACGAGGAAGGCGAGAACGAAGACGGCCGGCGAGATGATCCCGCGGCGGAACGCTTCGAGGACGAGGCCGCGCACGCTGCGCACGCCGAGCTTGAACTTCGCGTCGTCGAGGCGCTTCTCGACGGTCCCTGGGGCGATGCCCATGCGGCGGGCGACCTCTTTCGCGGTCAGTTCGCTGGCGCTCCATGCCGTGGCTTCGAGTTCACGGGGAGCAAGGCCGAGGCCCTGGCGGCCGATCCATCCGCCGCAGTTGATGGTTGCGTGCATGATTGATTCCTTGGCTGCATGGGTCAGCACTCGGCATTGCGTGGAGTGCTGGCGCATGGAGTCGAGAGAGGGGTGGTGCAGGGCGCCCGCCGCCCCGCACCTACTTACAAACCGCCTTATGGTTTGAAGCATTCTTGGCGGGACGCCTGGAGCCCGAACTCTGGACGCCCCGCTGGTACATCGCTCCCGGCCTGCTGGCGCCGGGGCGCCCAGGTCAGGATCGGCGCTGGCGCTATCAAGCACGCGCAGCGGTTCGGGCCGCTGGTGCCGGAGCACAAGGCCGATGAGGAATGGAAGGATGAACATGGTTTACCCCTGGAGTGACTCTTTCGCCTGAGCGACGAGATCCATCAACCGCTCTACCCATGCCGAGCGAGTGGTGAGGGTGATTGATTCCGGCCCTTCGGCCAGGCCTGCACGAAGTGCCGTAGGGAAGGCCTCGACGATATCGGTAGTGACCTTCAGCAGATCATCCAGAATGGCGCGCGGCACGGTTGGCTCGGCTACCGCCTTGGGGGTTACTTTGGTTCCGCCCGCCGCGATCACCTTCGCGAGCTGCTGGCCTAGCACCTGGCCGGCCTTCTCGCCGTGCTTCCTGACGACCTTCGCCGCGGTCGTCGCCGCTACCGCGCCGGAGCTGATCAACTGCTGCACATCGGTATTCGCGTTGCCTACGACCAACACCTGGTCGACGTGCTGACGGGTGCGCCCCATCTTCTGGGCGATCTGTTCGACGGTCCATCCGAACGCAATGAGCCGTTTGTAGCCGTGTGCGAGCTCCAGAGGGGACAGCTTGCGCCCCTCTTGGGAAGTGATCACGCGGAGCACGCGCTCAGCGTCGTTGCCGGCGAATGCAACGATGGGCACCCAGAACTCGCCGTTGGGGTCGCGTGGTAACCGGCCCTCAGCGTCGAGCTTGAGGTAGGCGCGCCGGCGGCGGTGCCCGTCGACAACCCACATGCCGCCGTCTTCGCGGGGGCGCACTTCGAGGGCAGGAACAATGCCGCCCTGGTGCAAGTAGTCGGCCAGATCCGCGATGCTCTGTTCGAGGTCTTCGCCCTCTGCGCGCAGGTTGAAACCGGGTTCTTCGTGAAGGTCCTCCAGGCGAGCTTTCATCGCATCTGCGCGTTTCAGGTCGCCGTCCTTGATCATCTGCTTGAACGATTTGGCCGCCATGAGGCCTCCGTCTGTTGTGATTGGGTGATGCTGTATGGGGGAGTGGTCTAGGGCGGGAGTCGAACCCGCGACCTGCATTGGATGAGCGTTCGCGTTCATGACCGCTGGCGCTCGCTGCTCTACCGCGCTGAGCTACCTAGACCACTCTCCGATACAGCCTGGCGATGGGGAGCCAGGTGATCGGGCCTGCTTTGGGGAACCCGGCAGGCGCGGGCGGCTGGCTACGCAGTCCTCATGCCGGGCTTCTCTGCCGGCCCGTGCCGGCCTTCAGCAATTGGCCCGCACTCGAAGTCTGGGGGATCCATGACCCTGGGTTTATTCTCGGCAACGATCAAGCGGTTGATGTCGAACCAAAGCTGTTCGCCGATCTTTCCGTCGTCTCTGATTCCAGGGTTAAGAACTACCTGGATGCAGCCGTAGAGATCGAAGCAGACCGAGGTGACCACGCCCTCGAAGCCGGTCACGCGATCCCTGGCGCGATACCCAAGGATGGATAGGTGTTTCTGTACGTTCATGGTTTCCTCTCTTCCCGTATCAGGGCAAATGGAGCGAACGCCGGGCGCTTCCCCGGATGCGTCAGGTCTGGCTGCGCTAGCCCCTCGACTCGTTCGCTGTTCGCTGGCGGCTCACTCGTCGAATTCGACGAACTCGCCCTCGGCATTCAACTGGTACCAGGTGTCCGGCTCTACGCCGTTCTCCCCGACCTTGCTGGCGCGGATATGGATTAGGCGCCCCTCGACGTCACGATGACATAGGACGATGGCGCTACCAGCAGATGCGCGAGCGCGGCCTTCGATACCCAGGGATGCGGCGACGGACTCCTTGCCGCTGACCTCGGCTGCCGAGTAGTTGCCGGTGTTGCTGGCTGCCGAGTAGTTGCCGGTGTTGCTGGCTGCCGAGCGGTCGCCGGTGTTGCTGGCTGCCGACTGGTAGCCGGTGTTGCTGGCTGCCGAGTAGTTGCCGGTGTTGCTGGCTGCCGAGCGGTCGCCGGTGTTGCTGGCTGCCGAGTAGTCGCCGGTGTTGCTGGCTGCCGACTGGTAGCCGGTGTTGCTGGCTGCCGAGCGGTCGCCGGTGTTGCTGGCTGCCGACTGGTAGCCGGTGTTGCTGGCGGTGTCGCCCACCACTGTCTGCTCAACCGAGCTGTCCAACCGAGCCATGATCCAGTCGATTGCTCGCGAGATCATGGTCGGCATGCTGATTTCCGCCTCCACCACCAGGGTGGCGCTGGCGATCTTGCTGTCATCGTCGTGACGGCTCAGTTGCCCCGAAGCCTTTACGATGGCGAATCGGCTTTCGCCTGGGGCGTAGTAGCCGAAGACATCAAGAGGGTACTCGCAGGAGTGGAAACCCGAAGCACATGCCTCTACCTCACCCTCATGCTTGTAGGTGCCGCCGATCTCGAATTGGTAGCCGCGGCAGGTCAGGTCCTGTTTGAACCCCTTGTAAGCGGTCACGACCTCTTCGGACGCAGCCTTTTTCTTGCTCGCCATCGCGATTCTCCGTTTTAGGTTTGCCCTGGGTTGGGCGATAGGGCGCCCGGATGGGCAAATGGGTTGGAGCTGGTGATGCCACGGCTATCCGGGGCGGTTGGATTTCCTCGATGCGCCTGTCTCCAAGCGCATCTGAGAAATCTTGCTGTTTCTCGCAAACCCTCACGCCGGTAGCCGGTGGTGAGCGCATTGCGCATTTCGTACCGTCCAACAGGTCTCACTTGCCTACCTCCGCAAACGATGCCCGATTGCAGAAGCGTTACTGGCGCCTGTTGGCTCATGCCTGGTTGTTAAAGAGCGGTCGGCTCGGTGGCCTTGGCCAGCGGTGTGTTGCTGGCGTGATCAAATAATCACGCAATGTGTTTGTTGTGTCAAACACAAACCGTGATTTATTTTCTCGCGCTCATGAAAAAGCCCGCTCTAGGCGGGCTCTGGGTGTGGTGTATGCCGCTGTGATTATCAGCCAGGGCTTGGGCCAACCTCTTGGGCGGTCAGCTCAACCAGTGCCTCGGCGATGAAATCTGCATTCTCGATCAGCGTCTCCAGGTGGATCTTCACGGCATCGGAGGTCTCGGTGGAGCCGCGTTATTCGACCCAGATTGCCAACTCCTCGACGGCTGAGCCGATGGCATTGATGTTCATGTTGAGGCGGTAGAGCAGGGCAGGGAGATGGGATTTGGGCATGAAGGGCTCCAGATCGGAGGTTTCAGAATAAGCCTGAAGCGACTCACCTTGTAACAGGAAGAGCAAGAACCCTATTCAAGTGGGGTAGCGCTGCGGGGTCTTTCTCTGCGAAGTACCTCTCAGCTTTCTGCGGGAGCCAGACGGTGTGAAAATGCCGCCTGAAGTCGGCCAAGACATCATTGGGGTAAAGTTTTGGAAACACCACCCGCCCATCCTCGAAGACGTGCCGGTACGTCGGGAGGGCATCAGTATCTATGCCCTTTTCGTCTCGGAGCCATTTGTAGAACATCCGCCCTTCGGAAATGTCGGGCAGCATTCGGTCAGGAAGGGTGTAGCCGGAGTCTTCCATTGGGCCGATCAGAGCCAGGATCATTTCGTTTAGCATTGAGAAGTGGGTATATGGCACCTGATCTCGGTTGGCCATGTATCGGCGCATATGGTACGGAAGAGCCGGCGGTCGCCCTTTGTTACCAAGCCACTCGCGAACCCACTGGGACACAGCAACCGCGAATCTCGGGGAGCACCACTGGCCCAAGTTGATTGCAACATCTGGGTGAACCCATGTGCCTCTTAGCTCGTTTGGGCCGTTGAGAACGGTCTGTACGAGATGGTCTATGTGAATTCCCATAGACCTAGACAGCTCATCCAGAAAGTCCTGCGTTCTCTTCTGTCGAGCATAGTCGGCAAAAAGCTTTCCAGACGCGCTGCACATGGCTGTCGCATTGACGTAGCCATCCGCTGCACGCTGGTGGATAAGCGCCCCCTCGACATTTCGAGGTATTAGCTCAAGCTGCTCCTTCACCCCTAATTACCTCCCCTGTTTCACCATGACGGCCTCACAGTTCCGCCCCGGAGACCTATAGCCCAACGATCTTGGCGTCTATTACACGTCCAATGATCTCCCACTTGTCATCCATCTCGACGGGCCGGAAGTCGCGCATGTTCAGTGGCATCAGGTACTCCTTTCCAGCGTCATAGACGTACTGCTTGAACGTCGTTTCGCCGTCCTGGTGTCGGGCTATGTAGAACTTCCCGCTCACAATATCGAAGCCCTCCGGCTGCACCAGTATCGGCGTCTTCTCGGGGAAGCTTGGAGGAAAGTCGGATGTCATAGACTTTCCTTTGACCCTTAGCCAGTAACCGTGCGGGCCGGCGTTCTCTGTTGATGTCAGCCATTCGTCGGCAGCACCAGGAGCGAAATTGTCAGGTGCTTCGGCCCGCTCTCCGGCAGCCACCCAGCTAATTACTGGGTATTTCTGAGGGGCGCGGGACGGCTGCACGGCCATCTCGACGTTCTGGTGGCGTGGTGCCGAAGTCGATCCAACTAGCTCCCCAAACGAAACACCAAGAGCCCTTGCCATCAGGTCGAGATCGTCGAGCGACGGTTCACGAGTGTTGAGCTCATAGTTTCCCACGCGAGACTGAGACCCCCAGCCACAGGCCTTTGCCAGCTTGGCCTGGGATAGGCCTTTGAGCTTGCGGTAATGCGCGATGCGCTCGCCAAGAGTATTCATACATCGAATTCTAATCACGCTCTGAAATCTTTCCCTTTCACTAATTGTGTTTGCGTCGATCACGATACGTGTTTATTCTGTTGGCGTTGATTCATAGGGAGCCAGTCAATGAACCGTATTCGTGAGATTCGTGAGATGGCCGGGATCAGCCAGGCTTCTCTCCGCAGAAAACTTGGTTGGAAGCAGCCTCGCCTCGCCAACTACGAGAGCGGGGCGCGGACGCCTGGCCTCAGTGAGGCCCGAGAGATTGTCTCGGCGCTTATCGCTTTGGGCGTGGGGTGCGACCTCGACCAGGTTTTTCCTGACCCTGACTTGGTCGCTATTCAGAAGCTGGCGTCGTGACCATGACAGCCAGCCAATCAAACCCCGAGCGAGAAGAAACTCTACGGGAATGCGCAGGGCTTGTTCAGGCCGCTCTGACCCCTGTTCAGGTATCCAGTGCCGAGGTGGCGCCGTGATTGGTGTGACCCCTCGACCCGAAGTGCGCGCTTCAGGATCCAGGTTGTTCGTGACCGGGATTCGCCTGACTGAACTTCTCCATGGCCTTGAAGCTGCCGAATGCCATGCGTCCGTCGGCATTGAGCCGATGACCATGCTTGGCGCACCAGGCCTTGAACTCTTCCGGGCTTGCCTGTGCTTTCACGACAAAAGCACCTTGGCGCAGGAACTGTTCATAAGCGCCGTTCGCGCGCTTGAACCACTGAGAGTAGGTGGTAGGCATGACGTGAGCGTCTTCGAAGATCGCCAAGAACTGGGCGTATTGAGTGGCGTTTTTGAACCACATCATTCCAATGCCGCTAATTCTGGTCCTTTCCATCGGAGCCTCCTGGCCGTTGCGTTGGGTAAGAGCATCGCAGCTTACCAGCAAGGCTCCGACCCTTTCCTATCTACACCGATTTCTGACTATTTGCGGCTCGGCTGACTCAAGCGCCGGACAGCAAAAAGCCCGGGGGCAACCGGGCTTTCTGAGGAGGCACCGGTAGGCGGTGCCGAACATCCAACGGAGACGAATATGTCACAAGTTGCAGTCATCCAACAAGGCCCGGTCCTGGCGATGAGCAGCCGCGAGATTGCGGCGCTGGTCGAGTCCCGACACGACAACGTGAAGAGGACCATCGAGCGCCTCGGCGAGAAGGGGGTCATCAGGTTTACTCCGTCGGAGGAAACCTCCCACGCTGGCGCTGGGGCGCGGCCCGTGAGTGTTTATCTCGTCGACAAGCGCGACAGCTTCGTTGTTGTTGCGCAGCTCAGCCCGGAATTCACTGCGCGCCTGGTGGACCGCTGGCAGGAGTTGGAGTCTCAGCTAGCGCATGGTGTGCCCGCCGTCCCTACGAATCTGGCGGATGCACTGAGGCTGGCTGCTGATCAGGTCGAGAAGAATCAGGCGCTGCAGTTGGTCATAAGCGAGCAGGCGCCCAAGGTCCAGGCCCTGGAGCGGCTCAGCGGTGCGGCCGGCACGATGTGCATAACCGACGCAGCGAAGCACCTCAAGATCAACCCCGCCCGGCTCTTCGACTGGCTCCAGCAGAACCGATGGATCTACCGCCGGAGCGGCTCTGCTCGCTGGATCGGCTATCAGCCACGAATCCAAGACGGCTGGATCATGCACAAAGTGACGGTTCTCGTTCGTGACGACCAGGGCGACGAGCGCGCGGCGAGCCAGGTACGCATCACTGCCAAGGGGCTGTCGGTGCTGGCGCGGAAGATCGAGGAGGGCAAGCTGTGATCCTCGGTAGCGTGTCGCGACACGAAATCACGAATCAAGAAAATGTGTCGCCGGAGGTGAGTCAGTGAGCACGATCATCATGTCGGCCTGCTGGCCTCTCCAGGGCATGAGCCCCGCACAGAAGGCGGTGCTGATCTCGCTGGCAGACCAGGCGAACGACCAGGGCGTGTGCTGGCCGGCTGTGGACAGCATAGCGACGCGTTGCTGCCTGTCGAAGCGTGCGGTGCAGCAGGCCATCAAGTGGCTGCGTGGCGCAGGGATTGTGAGCGTAGAGGAGCGCCAGGGCAGGTCGACCATGTACTCGGTGACCCCCGCAGCATATGCACCCCCGCAGGAAATGCACCCCAGCAGCAAATGCACCCCCGCAGCAAATGCACCCACCCCAGCAGATGCTGCACCCCCACCCCCGCAGGATCTGCGCCCCACCCCCGCAGATGCTGCACCCAGAACCGTAATAGAACCTACAAGGGAACCATCAGGGAACCTTTTGCCGACCCGTTCCGGTTCGGCGACTGACGAGGCGATGCAGGAGGCTTGCCGGAGTGTGTGGGCAGCGTACCGGGCAGCGTACGAGGCGCGCTGGAGTGTTCAGCCGGTGCGGAACGCAAAGGTCAATTCCCAGGTGAAGCAACTGGTGGCCGCCCTCGGCGGCGAGGCTCCAGCGGTAGCGGCGTTCTTCGTCGGGCTGGATGACAAGTTCCTCGTCGACAGTTGCCATGAGTTCGGGTTGCTACTGGCCAAGGCTGGCGCTTACCGGACGAAGTGGGCGACAGCCGGTTCCGCGCCGTCGACCGATTGGACTGATCAGGTGCAGCTATGACCCGCAGGCAGTTCGAACCGCAATCGGTCGGTGCTGTGCTGGCGCATGTGAATCAGGGCGCGGGTCTGCGCCCCTTGTCCCAGCCGGCGGTGAAGGTCGATCCCCAGACGAGAGGCGAGGTCGACCGGTTGTTCTTGCGGATCAAGGCGATCTGCCCTGGATGGCGAAGCTCCTGGCCCAGCGATGAGGTCGAGAACGCCGCGAAGGCGGAGTGGCTGGCTGAGATCGTCCGGCAACAGGTTACGCGCCGCGAGCAACTGCAGGCCGGGGTAAGAGCGTTGAGCGCGCAGGCCAGGCCGCTTGTTCCGTCTGCCGGCCAGTTCTGCGCCTGGTGCTGGGCTCCTGAGGTCTTCGGCCTGCCATCCCTCGATGACGCATATCGCGAGGCGCTGGCCAATACCCACCCAGCCATGGTCGGAGCCGCGAAATGGAGTTGCCCTGCGGTGTATTGGGCAGCCGCTGGCGCTGGATTCAGCCGGCTGCAGGCTCTGGCAAGAAAGGATGGGCTGGCGGCGCTGGAGATCTCGTACCGACAGATCATCAAGAAGCTGGCGCGCGGCGAGGCGCTCGGGAAGGTTCCGGAGGGAGAGGTCACCCACCAGAAAGCGCGAACCCAATCCGTTGGAATTGCTGCGCTTGCGCAGCTTCGAAAACAACTCAAAGGAGGAGATCGCTCATGAAGTGGAGCGTACTCAACGACTATCTGATGGTTAGCGACACCCAGCCGCCCTACAAGGTCTGCAAGCTCCTGGTCGCCGGCGAGGCTCACTACCGGGCCAGTGTTCAGGGTGAATTCATTTGCACCCCGGTTGCGACTGCGAAGGAGGCGTGTGGTGTTTGCGAGCGCCATCACCAGATCACCTATCCGCGGGAGGTCGCGTGAAGGGGCGGGCCGTTACTTCGGAGCAGAAGCGCTGGCACGACCTGCTGGCGCGTCATGTGGGGTGCATCGCATGTCGGGTGTCCATGGGGATCGTGAACACCTATTGCAGCATTCACCACGTCGACGGCAGGACGAAGCCCCATGCGCATTGGTATGTGCTGCCGCTGTGCGCTGGGCATCATCAAAACGGCTACGGCGGTGCGGGCTTCACCGGGGTCGCCGTTCACCCGTACAAAGCACGCTTTGAGGCTGAGTACGGAACCCAATCGGACCTGCTTTCGAAATGCGCCTCGATCTTGGCGGAGGAGGGGCACGACATACCGGCGGGGTTCCTCGCATGGCTAGACGGTGGCGAGGTGGAAGCATGATCTCGATTCGCCTTCCCTGGCCGCCCAGCAACAACACCTACTACCGGAACACGCAGTCCGGAACGCTGATCAGCGAGCGCGGCAGGAGTTATCGCCGATCGGTGTTGCAGCACTGCCTTGCGCAAGGCATCAGGAGGACGGCCGGGCCTGTTCGGGTTGTTATCCATGCATCCCCGCCAGATCGGCGAAAGCGCGATCTCGACAATCTACTCAAGGGGCTCCTTGACTCGTTGACCAAGGCTGGCGCCTGGGATGACGACGGCCTGGTAGATGACCTGCGGATTGTTCGAGGGGAGGTGAAAGCTGGGGGCGAGGTTCTGGTGACCATCGAGGCGCTGGCATGAAAAAGACACATGGTCCAGATCTGACGACCAAGCCACGCCTGCTCGCTCAGTGCCCCGTTTGCCACGGAAAAGGGTACAGCCGTGGCGTGTTCCACGAGATCGATTGCGCCGCTTGTGGAGCAGCCGGGTTCGTCGATGGCGTGACGGGTCTGGCGCTGGAGCAGCGAGATGCGGTGGTGCAACTGCGGATGTGGGTAAAGCGGCTGCTTGAAGAGCAGCGACGCCAGGCGAGCAGGCTGGCGCGAGAAGAGAACAACCGGAAGGGCGCTGGCGGCGCTCACTTTCGAGGGGATTGACCAGCCATTGGCGCTACGCGCGCTGGAGGAGAGGACGATGATTTACGAAAGCGTTTCAAGTGCGGTCGTTTCGGCGCTGGCAGCAGACTGCATCGACAACACAAGCAAGCAGGCATGGCAAAAGCTCTATCAGGCCGGCGAGCCTGGTCGTCGTGGCGGAGTGATGGTATCCGCTGATCTCAGGCAGCAAATCGATTGCTGGGTACATGCTCGCTTGCATGACCAACTCATTCCGCGCCACTGGGCGGCGCTGGTGGCGAAGTACAGCACTCACCAGGCTAAGAAAGTTCAGGCGATCTCTCTTCTGCGGTCGGTGGTCGCAACGCCGGCTCCTGCTCTTTTCCTCTACAAGGCTATAACGACTTGGGCGATTCCGAAACTGAAGGGTGTCCAGCCGGCGCTGCGGAAAACCGTCTCTGTCGAAATCCCAGTGGACGGATCACCAGAAAAGCAGGCCAGGGCCGTGCGCGCCGCGCTGGAGGCAGAGCGAGTGAAGCGGAAGCGCCTTATGGCTCGATCTTCTGGAATGATCGTCCTGCCGGATGAGTTCTACGACATGAACACATGGGATCTCGATGGGAAGCCCGAGTCGACTCGGCGTGAGTGGCGCAGGAAGATTCATCGTGTTCTCGACGAAATGGTCGACGAGGCGCTAGTGGCGGCGGAGCAGATTCTCAACGCGGAGGGCTTGCTGGCCAAGGATGCGGCATAGGGCTTGACTTGCTGTCATCACTCCATCAGTATTTATCCCATCCTGCCGATCTTGCGCGTTTTGAGGATCGAGCAACAAAGAGCCCAGCCTTCGAGCTGGGCTTTTTCGTTTCTGCAGGTGGCGCATTGCGCTGCGGGGCGCACGGCCCCCTTGAAAGGCCGTACCTGCATCCATTCCTGGCCCAGCCCTCGCGGTGGGCTTTTTCATTTCCGCCCCGCCGAGGGGATATCGAGACTATGAAGATGCCAGAGAAGGACCCGTCATTCTGGGCCACGGTGCTGCTCGCGCTGCGCGAGCAAGGGCTGGCGATGGGGCTCGCCTTCATCCTTACCTGGCTCCGTACCCAGTACGAGGGGAAGGAGCCGAGCATTGTTCGGCAACTGATCGAGGCGGCCCTTGGCGCGATGCTGGTCATGGTTGTCGGTCTCACCGCCAAGGAGTTTGGCTGGAGCCCTGCCTGGCAGTTCTTCGCCGCCGGCTTCGTTGGTGTCCTCGGGGTAAGCACTGTGCAGAAGCTGGGCGCACGTTGGGCGGAAAGGAAGGTGGGCTGATGAAGATCACCGCCGATCAACTTGACCGCGCTACCGGGTGTGGTGCTGCTACTGCAACGACCTGGCTGGAGCACCTCAACGGTGCCATGGCTCGGTTCGAGATCAACACGCCCGAGCGCGTGGCGATGTTCCTGGCTCAGGTCGGGCACGAAAGCCAGAGCCTCAAGCGCCTGGTCGAGAACCTGAACTACTCCACCGAGGGCTTGCTCAAGACGTGGCCGAAGCGGTTCACGCCGGCCGAGGCGAAGCAGTACGCCCGCCAGCCCGAGCGCATCGCGAACCGCGTCTATGCCAACAGGATGGGCAATGGGTCGCCGGATACGGGCGATGGGTATCGATACCGGGGACGCGGCCTGATCATGATCACCGGCCACGACAACTACGCCGAAGCCGCCCGCGCCCTGGCGCTGCCACTGGTGGCGCAACCGGAGTTGCTTGAGCAACGGACCTGGGCTGCCATCGCGTCGGCATGGTGGTGGAAGTCGAGGGGTTTAAACGAACTGGCCGACCAGGGCCGCTTCGAGCGGATCACCCTCAAGATCAACAGTGGCTACAACGGCGCAGATGACCGTGCGGCTCGCCTCGAGTGGGCGCGTGCTGCGCTCAAGGGGGAATGATGCTCGGGTTCACGACGAAAGCCGAAGCTCGACAGCTCGGCGTTTCGCACCATGGGAGCTATTACGGCATTCCGATGTGGCTGGGGGATGTCGATAGCGATTGCCCGCTGGCGTTCGCCAAGTGGGCGCCGCTTGAGATGGTCGTCTCCCTGCTCTCGGTCATCGAAGGCATCGTCAACTCGATGCTCGATCAAGAGCCGACGTTCATGTTCAAGGTTGGTCGGAGGATCGACCAGTGACCTGGCGGCCATGGTTGGTGGTCACCCTGGTCGCCGCGCTGGTGCTCTGGCGTCTGGACCATGTGACCGCTCAGCGTGACGACCTCCAGGCCGCTGTCGAGCAATCCGCCGAGACGATCACCGCTATGGCCCAGCAGGCCCAGCGCGATAGCCAGGCACAGGCTCAGACCGACGCAATGGCCCGCACATACCAAGCAGCACTACAGGCTTCCCATGAAGAAAACCAATTGCGCCGCGATGCTATCGGCACTGGTGCTCGCGTCGTGTACGTCAAAGCCCGCTGTCCCGCAGACGGAGTGCACCAGGCTCCCGGAGCCTCCGGCAGCGCTGATGCAGGAAGAGCCGTCCTTGCTGCCCCTGATGGACAAGTTGTTTCTGATCTCCGAGCCGGAGTCGAGCGACGCGAACTGATGATCACGGCGCTGCGTAAGCACATCGCCGGCCTGCCGAGGTATTGCCGAAGATGATCAGCATCAAGCCGGAAGGGTTCCAGCAGCAGCTAGCCGACCTGACTGAGCTTGAGCAGCGGCAGATTCCTTACGCGACAGCCACGGCCCTTACGCGGACCGCGCAAGGGCTGATGGATCGCTTGCGCGATGAGATGCGTGTCGTGTTCGACCGCCCGACCCCGTACACCCTGAACAGCCTGCGCATGGTGCCGGCCAGGAAAGATCGGCTGGAAGCGCGGGTTTGGTTCAAGGACGAAGCGGACGGTGCGCAGCCTGCATCGGTGTGGATTGCCCCCGAGGTCTACGGTGGGCCGCGTCGGAACAAGCCGGCCGAGCTTCAGCTCAGGGCCAAGGGGATACTGCCCGAAGGCAAGTACGTGGTGCCTGGTGCCGGCGCGGACCTGGATCGCTACGGGAACATCAGGCGCGGCCAGGTCACCAAGGCATTGAGCGGCATCCGCGGCTTCAGCCAGGCCGGGTACAACGCGAACGCGACCGATAGCAGACGGAGCAGGGCGAAGGGTAATGCTCGCCGCTACTTCGTCATGACCCGTAAGGGCCAGCCCATAGGCATTGCTGAGCGCACAGGCCGAGGCCGGGATGCTGTCTCGGTCATCATGGCCTTCGTGTCTCGCCCTTCGTACCGCCGCCGGCTGAGCTTCTTCGAGATCGCGCAGCAGTACGCCGACGAGCACCTGCCGCGCGAGTTCGAGGTGGCGATGCGCGGCGTTGCTGCTCGGTTCGCTGCGAGGCGCTGACTGATGCACCAAAGTGGTGCGAATTCTTATTGTCCAGCACAAGTTTAAAAATTCTGCGGGTCCTCCTGGGGGTGCCCCCGTCAGAGGGTAATTCGAGCCCCGCGCGCCAAATATGTATGACCTTTTTTCGGAGGTTGGTTGTTGTTTTGTCATGAGCACAGAAGACCTCCAAAAAAAGCGCGGATGGCTGAACAAGTCCGAGATGGCCGCGAGCCTCGGGATTTCTCCGCAAGCCTTTGATAAATGGGGCGTTGAGCCTGCCGCCAAGATCGGCCGCGAGGTGTTCTATACCGCCCAGGCGGTGCTACAGAATCGCCTCGATCATGTGACCCAGAAACAACAACCTGAGGGCCTAGATGCGGAAGGTCTCGACCCGCTCGCTGAAAAGAAATTGCTACAGGAGCGCCTGCGACTGACGACTGCTCAGGCTGACGCCCAGGAGCAGAAGAACCAGGTCCAAGCGAAGACCCTTGTTCCAACTCCGTTCGCCACCTTCGCTCTTGCCAGGATCGCGTCCAAGATCGGCTCGAAACTGGAGACGGTCTGCAAGACGGTCCGCAGCCAAATACCCGATACACCGCCGTTGGTGCTGGAGGCCTTTGAGCGCGAGATAGCGCTGGCCCGAAATCTGGCCGTGGAGTTTGCTGAAGACCTACCGGAAATCCTTGATGAGTACTCTGCCACCCTGGATGAATGACCTACGGAAAGCGGTCGATCTAGGTTTGCAGGGGCTGTACAAGTCGCCGCCGATGACGGCGGTGGAGTGGGCGGAAGATCCCGACGACGGTTTCTACATGTCGGCGGAATCCTCGTACAACGAGGGCAAGTGGAAGACGGCGCCATTTCAGGTCGCCATCCTGAACGCCATGGGTAACGACCTGATTCGGGTCGTAAACTTCGTGAAGTCGGCACGCATCGGCTACACGAAAATGCTGATGGCCAACATCGGCTACAAGATTCAGCACAAGCGCCGTAATGTGCTGATGTGGAGCCCGACTGACCCAGACGCCGAGGGGATCAGCAAGAGCCACGTTAATGGCCTGATTCGCGATGTTCCGGTGCTGCTGGCGCTGGCCCCATGGTATGGCCGCAAGCATAGCGACAACACGCTCGACACCAAGGTGTTTGCAAACCGGCGGACCCTTTGGACGCTCGGCGGCAAGGCTGCTCGCAACTACCGTGAGAGATCTGCCGACGAGGTGATCTATGACGAGCTATCGAAGTTCGACGCCGATATTGAAGGTGAAGGTTCCCCAACGTTCCTTGGCGACCAACGTCTGCGCGGTGCTGTTTACCCGAAGTCCATCCGTGGATCGACGCCTGGTACCGAGGGCCAATGCCAGATCACGAAGGCGGCCGATGAGTCTCCGCGTCGCCTGCGGTACTACATCCCGTGCCCGCATTGTGGGCATGAGCAGACGCTGAAGTGGGGCGGTAAAGATTGCGCCTTTGGGGTGAAGTACATCGCGAACGATCTAGGCGAGGCCTCTTCAGTTTGGTACGCCTGCGAGAACGAGCGGTGCAGCGGGACGTTTGAGCACCACGAAATGGTGGTTGCCTCCGAGCGAGGCCGCTGGAAGTGCGAAGTGTCGGGGGTCTGGACGCGGGACGCTATGGAGTGGTTCGGCCCGGATGACCAGCCGATAAGGACGCCGCGTTCCGTCGCATTCTACTGCTGGGCCGTGTACAGCACGTGGACCAGCTGGCTTGACCTGATCGACGAATGGCTGAAGGTCAAGGGTGATCGCGAGAAGCTGAAGACCTTCACCAACACCATCCTCGGCGAGGTATGGGTTGAGGACGAGGGGGAGCGGGTGGAGTGGCAGACACTCTATGCCCGCCGCGAGAACTACCCGAAGGTGCCGCCGCAAGCGCTTGTCCTGATGGGCGGAATCGACACCCAGGACGACCGCTACGAGGGCCGCGTTTGGGCTTTCGGCCTGGGCGAGGAGGCATGGCTTGTTCACCGTTTCATTCTGACCGGCGATCCGGCCAGCGAGGAACTGCGGCGCAAGGTGGGCTTGGAAATTCATCGGCAGTTCACTCGGGCTGATGGCGTTCCAATGCGTGTCGAGCGTTGGTGCTGGGATGCTGGCGGCCACTATTCCGATGAGGTAGAGGCCGAGAGCATCAAGCATGGCGTGCACTGGGTGGTTCCGACTTTCGGGGCCAGCACATACGGCAAGCCAATCGCCAACTTCCCGAAGCGCCGCAAGCGCAAGGTCTACAAGACCGAACTGGGCACCGATAACGCGAAGGAGCTGATCTACAGCCGCCTGCGCATTGATGTGCCCATCCCGTGGCAACCGACGCCGGGCTGTGTGCACTTCCCGATCGACAGCGACATCTGCGACGAAGACGAACTGAAGCAGATCACCGCCGAGAAGAAAAAGTCGGTGATGGCGAAGGGTGTTCGCGTCCTGCGATGGGACTCCGGCGGGCGCCGCAATGAGGCGCTGGATTGCTTCGTGTACGCCCTTGCCGCGCTGCGCATCAGCCAGCAGCGCTTCGGCCTCGACCTCGACCAGTTGGAGCGCGTGCGCGTTGATCCCGTGCCGGAGCCGGTCGCCCAACAGCAACCTTCGAACGATAACCATGCCAGCACCTCCCAGGGCTGGCTCAACACTGGAAGCGGACCATGGCTCTGACAGCGCAGCAGATGCTCGACAAATACTTGGAGGCCGAGGCCGCCGTGCTGGAAGGGCGGACAGTGATCTTCAACGGACGCACCCACACCATGGAGGATATCGAGAAGATCCGCGCCGGACGCCAGGAGTGGGAGCGCCGCGCAGCCGCAGAGCGGGACCGCGCCGCCGGTCGCCGTCCTGGCCCGGCACTGGCGGAGTTCTGCTGATGAACCTGATCGATCGACTACTGGAACCCTTGGCCCCCGAGCTGGTGGCTCGGCGCTTGGCCGCTCGCGAGGCAATCCAGGCGTATGAGGCTGCCAGGCCAGGGAGAACCCACAAGGCCAAGCGTCAGCCGCTAGGCGCCGACACCTCGCTACAGAAGTCTGCGGTCTCTATGCGAGAGCAGTGCCGGAAACTGGACGAAGATCACGATCTGGTTACCGGCCTGCTCGATCGCCTCGAGGAGAGGGTGGTGGGCGGAAGTGGTATCGGCGTGGAACCGCTGCCGCTGCGCCTGGATGGCTCGGTGCATGCCGAGTTGGCCATGGAGATCCGCAGCGCGTGGGCCGAGTGGTCACTCTCGCCGGAAACCTCTGGTGAGCTGACGAGGCCCCAGGTAGAGCGGCTGATGTGCCGCACCTGGCTGCGCGATGGCGAGGGCCTGGCGCAGAAGCTGATGGGACGAGTCCCGAACTACACGTTCGCCACGTCGGTGCCTTTCGCCCTGGAGCTGCTGGAGCCCGACTACTTGCCCTTCAGCTACAACAACCTGTCGAAGGGTATTGTCCAGGGTGTCGAGCGTGACACCTGGCGCCGGAAAAGGGCCTATCACCTTCTCAAGGATCACCCCGGCAACCTGCAGACGCTGGGCGGCAGCCTGGCGGTGAAGCGCGTCGAAGCGGAACGGATCATCCACATCGCCTACCGCAAGCGGATCGGCCAGAACCGAGGCGTGCCGATGTTGCACGCAGTGCTTATCCGCCTTGCCGACTTGAAGGACTACGAGGAGAGCGAGCGGGTGGCGGCGCGCATCAGTGCTGCCCTGGCGATGTATATCAAGAAGGGCAACCCCGACAGCTACACGGTGGAGCCCGGGAAGGACCGGAAGAACCGAACGATCCCCATCGCCCCCGGCATGGTCTTCGACGACCTCGAGCCAGGTGAAGACGTCGGGATGATCGAGAGCAACCGGCCGAACCCCTTCCTTGAAGGTTTCCGCAACGGCCAACTGCGGATGATCGGCGCTGGCACTCGCAGCACCTACTCCTCGGTGTCCAGGGCCTACGACGGCACCTACTCGGCGCAGCGCCAGGAACTGGTCGAGGGCTGGCTGGGCTACGACCTGTTGCAGCACGAGTTCATCGACTACTGGTGCCGGCCTGTCTACCGGTCCTGGCTGCAGATGTACCTGTTGGCTCGGAAGGAGCGCCTGCCCGCCGACGTTGATCACCGCACTCTCTACGCGGCGGTCTACCAGGGGCCGGTCATGCCATGGATTAACCCGATGCATGAGGCCAACGCATGGGAGTTGCTGGTCAAGGCTGGCTTCGCCGATGAGGCGGAAGTTGCCCGCGCCCGTGGTCGAGATCCGCGCGAGCTGAAGAAGTCGCGTGAGACGGAGATCAAGGCGAACCGGGCGGCCGGCCTGGTCTTCAGTTCGGATGCCTACCACCAATTGGTCAAGTCCGGGATGGACCCAGTTGAGGCGGTGCAGAAGGTGTACCTGGGCGTCGGGAAGATGCTTACCGCCGACGAGGCTCGCGAACTCGTCAACAGATACGGCGCCGGCCTACCCGTGCCTGGCCCGGATTTCCCCAACGAGAGCAACAATGGAGGCGCCGATGGGCAGCCATCAAACCCTGATCCATAAAAACCTGATGCTGCCGATGGCGGCGGCGCTGACTGAGGCCAACGCCCCGCATGAGTCCTGGTACAGCATTAAGGCTGCCGGTCGCGGCGTCGCCGAGGTGTTGTTGTACGACGAGATCGGCGTCTGGGGCATCACCGCGCTGCAGTTCGCTCGAGACCTCAAGGCAATGGGCGACCTGACCAAGATCAACCTGCACATCCACTCCCCGGGCGGCGACGTCTTCGAGGGGACGGCGATCTATAACCTGCTGCGCAACCACCCGGCCAGCGTCGACGTGTACATCGATGGCTTGGCTGCCTCGATGGCCTCAGTCATCGCCATGGCCGGCGACACCATCTACATGCCCGAGAACGCCATGATGATGGTGCATAAGCCCTGGGGCATCCAGGGCGGCGATGCGGACGACATGCGCCGCTATGCCGAACTGCTCGACAAGGTCGAGGACACCTTGGTCATGGCCTATGCCAACAAGACCGGGAAGTCCGCCGACGACATCAAGGCGCTCCTCAAGGAGGAGACCTGGATGAATGGCCGAGAGGCCGTCGCTGCCGGCTTCGCCGACCAGCTCACTGAGCCGCTGCGAGCGGCCGCTCACCTTTCCTCCAAACGCATGCAGGAGTTCGCCCACATGCCCGAAGCTCTGAAAACTCTACTGGCCCCGCGCGCCCAGACCCCCGCCGCGCCGGCCAACACTCCCGCGCCGACTCCGGCACCGGCCGCGCCGGCGGCTCCCGCGGCCGCTGCCCCAACCGAGGCCGATATTCGCGCCCGCATCCTCGCCGAGGAATCTGGTCGCCGCAGCGCAATCACTGCTGCCTTCGGCGCGTTTTCCACCGGGCACGCCGAACTGCTCGCCACTTGCTTGAACGACATGAACATCACCGTCGACCAGGCGCGCGAGAAGCTGCTGGCTGCCATTGGCGCCGACACCCAGCCGGCTGCCGCCCTGAGTGGCGGGGCCCACATCCATGCCGGCAACGGCAACCTGGTGGGTGACTCGGTGCGCGCGAGCGTGCTGGCCCGCATCGGTCGAGGCGAGCGCCAGGCTGACAACGCGTACAACGGCATGACGCTCCGCGAACTGGCCCGCGCCTCGCTGGTCGATCGTGGGATCGGTGTGGCCTCGCTCAACGCGCCCCAAATGGTCGGCTTGGCTTTCACCCACACTTCCAGCGACTTCGGCCTGATCCTTCTGGATGTCGCCAACAAGTCGGTGCTGGCTGGCTGGGAAGAGGCCGAAGAAACCTTCCCGCTGTGGACCAAGTCCGGCATTCTCACTGACTTCAAGCCGGCGCGCCGCGTCGGGCTGGGCGAGTTTTCCTCGCTGCGTCAGGTGCGTGAGGGCGCCGAGTACAAGTACGTCACCCTCGGCGAGCGCGGCGAGCAGATCATCCTGGCCACCTACGGAGAGCTGTTCAGCATCACTCGTCAGGCGATCATCAACGACGACCTGCAGATGCTCTCGGATATCCCGTTCAAGCTGGGCCAGGCTGCCAAGGCCACCATCGGCGACCTGGTCTATGCGGTTCTGACCGGTAACCCGGCGATGAGCGATGGCAAGGCTCTGTTCCATGCCGACCACAGCAACCTGCTCACTGGCGCGGCTTCGGCGCTTTCCATCGACAGCCTGAGCAAGGCCAAGACCCAGATGGCCACCCAGAAAGCCCAGGTAGAGAAGGGCAAGGGGCGCACCCTGAACATCCGTCCGGGCTTCGTTCTGACTCCGGTGGCACTCGAGGACAAGGCCAACCAGATCATCAACTCCGAGTCCGTGCCGGGCGCCGACGTCAATAGCGGCATCGTCAACCCGATTCGCGCATTCGCGCAGGTGATCGGCGAGCCGCGCCTGGACGATTCCTCGGCGACCGCCTGGTACATGGCTGCCAAGAAAGGCTCTGACACCATCGAGGTGGCCTACCTGGACGGCGTCGATACTCCGTACCTGGAGCAACAGGAAGGCTTCACTGTCGACGGCGTGGCCAGCAAGGTCCGCATCGACGCCGGCGTGGCGCCGCTGGACTTCCGTGGCCTGCAGAAATCCAACGGCGCCTGATCGGTGCCAACTCCCGAGCCCCGCATCTAGCGGGGCTTTCTGTTTCTGCCATTAGGAGAATCAACCATGGCGAAGAACTATGTGGAGGACGGCAACGTCCTGACTCTCATCGCGCCTGCTGGCGGCGTTCAATCTGGCGTGCCGGCGGTGATCGGAGACCTGGTGGTGGTGCCGCTGGTAGATGCCGCCGCGGGCGAGCCGTTCGCCGGAAAAACTGGCGGCGTCTGGAGCCTGCCTGCTGCCGCTGGCCTGACCCAGGGTGCCAAGTGCAGCGTGCTCGATGGGGAACTGGTAGCTGCTGCCACTGCCGACTCGGTGGCGTTCGGCAAGATCACCGAGCCCACCGTTGACGGCTTCGCGTCGGCGATGCTGATCCAGCAATGAGCGCGCCGGGCCGTTTTGGCCGGCTGATCCAACGGCTCCACGAACGTGGGCAACAGCGGTTATCTGATGCCGTGGGCGAGTTCCGCGGCATCGGTCGTCCCCCGATCAGGGGGATACCGCTGCAGGTCGACCGAAACCTCACCTACGAGGGACCTGATGGGGTTTTCATCACGGACAAGGTTGGGATCAGTTGGCTGGCGAAGGACGTTCCCACGGCATCGCGTGGCGACCTCTTCGTCATCGGGTCGTCGCGCTATCTCGTGGAAAAGCTCATTGCGAACGACGGTTGGTTGCTGACGGCAGCAACGATCGAGGAGGAAGCATGAAGCCGAACGTGCTCACGATCGGCCGCTTGGCCTTGCTGGCGCGCCTGCAAACCATCACGCCAAACCAGGGATACCGGACAGACGCTGGCACTCGTGTGCTCTCCGGGTGGTTTAACGAACTGGTCAAGGAACGGCACGAGGGCTTTCCGCTGATTGTCGTCCAGCCCGGCAAGGAGCAGCCGCCGGAGCATCTTGATGCCGCCGTTCGCTTCCATCGCGGCTTCGACGTGGTAGGCGCGGTGCAAGGTGGGTATGACCACTATGAGGAGGCTCTGGAGGACCTACAGCTAGACCTTTTGGCGTGCCTGATGCCTGCCCCCAAGGGGCATTTCCTGCGCTGGCTGCCCCGAGAGCGCGGCATTACCGGGCTGACGTTGGGGGCGCCTGAGCCGTACCCGCCGGGTGATGGAGTGGCCGCTGCCGTGATTCGAATCCCTGTCTATCTGAAAACCATCATCGAGGGGTAACCCATGAAGAGCGATCCCCAGGTGCCGGCCACGGTCGACGCCGCGCCTCCGGCTGCACTGAACAAAGCCGTCGAGGTCACCCTGGCCACGGTGCATTGGCACCAGGGCGAGGAGAAGGCGGCCGGCGAAAAGATCAACGTCAGCCCTGACCAGGTTGAATTCCTGCGCCGCGAAGGCGTGATCAAGAAGGAGGCCTGATATGGCTATCGAGAAAGAGACGTACGTGATCGGCGGCTGGCTTAAGGCACGCGAGGCAGGGACTACAGGGCCTTTCAAGAAGGTAGGTCTGGTATCCACCATTCAGCAGACCATCGAGAGCAGTGAGATCACGCTACCCGACACCACCACTCCGCAGGGCGGCGAGTACGACTCGGTATCGCGCATCTCCTCGGTCGGCCTGGGGATCAACTTCCGCGAACTGCATACCTCGATGCTGGCGGCCCTGATGTGGGGCGACGCCACCAACGTTCCCTCTGCCACCCACACCGACGAAGCGCACACCGCCGTTCCGGGAGGCACGATCGCGCTCGACTTCATGCCGCTGGAGATCACCAGCGTGAAGAGCGATGACGGCACCACTACCTACGAAGAGTTCGACGACTGGAACATGACCGGAGCTGGCCTCGAAATCGTTGAAGGGGGTGCGATCTCTGCGGCCACACCGATCAAGGTGACCTACAAGTCCGCCACCGTCGATGTGATCGAGGCGCTGACCAACAGCGGCAAGACGTTCGAGTTCCTCTTCGAGGGCGAGAACGCCGCTGGTACCCAGCGGCGCATCCAGGCGCGCTACTTCCTCTGCCGCTTAAACCCGTCGAGCCAGCAGGATTGGATCAACACCGAAGACTTCCTGGCCGCCGAGGCCACTGCCAAGGTGCTGATGGACCCAACCAAGGTCGGTGCTGGAAAGTCGAAGTACTTCAACATCAAGAAGGAACTGGCGACGGTGTGACGCCGTTCATGCCCGGCAGGGACGCCGGATGTGGGCTCGCCCGCGTGGTGCTACAGTGGCGGCATTTAGGGAGGGGTTGAAATGTACTCTAGGTCGCGCGGATTTTCCCTTATCGAGTTGATGGTTGTGGTCGTACTCTTGGCCGTTTTGGCATTCATGGCCGTTCCGAGCTTTAAGGCTATGCAGGAGGGGAACAACCATCTAGCCGGCAAAGAAGTTTTTCTCCAGCACCTGGAATTTGCCAGGTCCTATGCGCTGTCAAAAAAGACAACTGTCGAAGTCTGTGCAGAAAGTGGAGGGTGGACTGACGGATATATCGTCCGCACTGATTCTGGTAAGACTGTTTTGCTTAAGGAAAATAAGTATAAAAACATCCATCCAGTTGGAGCGTGGAAAGGCTCTATGGAGTCTGGGTGTGTGCGATTCGTATCCAATGGGAGCGCACCCGCGGTGCCTGCCCCGGCGGGGGAGTATTACGACTCTGGTTTCTTCGGTGGTGAAGAGCTGGACAAGGCTGCTTGGCGGGTGACGTTCAAGCCGTCTGGCTGGAACTGCACTGAGAAAGATCCTAAAGACCCTAAGTGCGCCAAGAAACCAACCTGATCGCCGGCTTGTGTTCTTGGTAATGGCCTGTTGATGCTAAAGTGTGAAGCGGTTCCAATGGAGAGTCGCTTATGACACGGATTTTTCCCGTTCTCGCCTTGATTCTTGCGGTCAGTTCTGCCAGTGGGGCGACGGTCTTTAAGTGCGTCGGCCCTGACGGAAAAGTCACTTTTACCCAGCAGAATTGCCCTGACAACCAATCGCTGAACGATGTGGTTTCTGCCACCAACCAGCGCCCAAGCGGGTCAGGTGCCTCGGCTGTCATGGCCAAGCCCAAGCAGCCATCAGGTCGTACCTATAGAGGTAGTCACCAGGTTGGCAGCGGAGTGATCGTCGTCGGTGGTTCGTCGCCAAGCCCTACGTGTTCCACAGGACTCTCTGAGCGTGACCTTCGCAAGGCCAAGGTCCAGGGCAAGGTCGTTCCTGGAATGTCCAGGGAGGACGTGGAAAGCATCTACGGGAAGGTGAACCGCAACGGCAGTACCGCCGGCGCGGGTGCTGTCACCTACTGGAATGACAAGTATGTTGACCAGACGACCGTTTCGTTTGATCGTAACGGATGCGTCCAGGGTTCATACCAATCGGGCCACAAGAACTAGCCGATATAACGCTTTTTAAACAGCCCCGCCATTCGGCGGGGTTTGTGCTTTCTGGAGGGTTGAAATGTCCAGCTTTACTGCAAGTAGAGTTGTAGATATTGATGGCGTTGAGTTGACCGTGCGGGAACTTAGCGTTGCGGATGTTCGAAAGCTAATGCAAGAGGTCAGCGATCAAGACCTCGTTAACAATGTCCTCTTCGAAGATATCAGGCTTTCCGATCTGTGCCTGATGACGTCGGTTACGAAGAGCCAAATTAACGATCTCCGGCCTAGCCAACTCGCCAAGTTGCGGGATGCATGTAAAGAGGTGAACCCGCATTTTTTCGGAATGCTGGGCCGTCTCTCGAAACTCCACGACAAGCCATAAGGAGTTTGGAGCGCGCCATTTGCGTTCTGGTGAGGCTTGGCCATCACCACGTCCTTGAATATCCCTGGTCACTGTTCTTGACCGCGCTGAAGGCTGAATGAAATGGCTGACGTAAAGATCCGGCTGACCGCTGACCTCGATGATGCGCTGCGCGAGGTGTCAGGCTTCCGCAAGGAATATGCCGAACTGGTCAGGCAGGTCGCGCAACCTCTCAAGCGTTTAAACGATTTCACTGCTCTCGAAAGCACCCTCGAGGACACGCAACGCCAGGCGCGTTCGGCGCGCGAGCAGATCCGTACGCTCGGCAACGAGCTGGCATCGACGATCAGGCCAAGTCGCGAATTGCAGCAGGCTTACCGGGACTCCATTTCGGACCTGCGAAGCCTGGAGCGGGCAGAGACCGTCCAGGTAGCCAAGCTCGGAGCGATGCGCCGGGAGTTGAAGCAGGCCGGGCTGGATACGAGGAGCCTGACATCCGAACGGCAGCGGCTCCAGCGGGAGCTGGATCGAAACCTCCAGGCGGGCCGGAATGATGCGGCCACCACCAGCCTCCGGCAACAGGCCGCAGCGATCAAGCAGAGCGCGATAGAGCAGCGCCGCTTCAACTTGGAGCAAGCGCGTAGCACCCTGGGAGTCGCCAGGGTGCGCGAACTACAGGCTGCTATCGGGCAGTTAAACCAGCAATATCGCTTGCTTCGATCGAGCGGAACGCTGTCCACAAGGGAACTTGCCGTTGCGCAGCGGGCGCTCAAAAAGCAGATCGCGGAGACCAAGAGCGAACTCAACTCGCTTGGCGCCGGCTCGCGGCTGTCGAGCATCGGCTCTCTCCGCGGGAGCGGTCCAGCGCTGGCGGTTGCGGGTCTCGCCGCCGCAGTAGGCGCTGCAACGGCGAAGCTAGCGAACGGGGCCGACACTGTTGGTCGGCTAGATTCCCGGCTCCGCCTGGCGACCCGCTCGCAGGAAGAGTTCAACACCGCGCAGATCGAACTCGACCGTATCGCGGATGATGTTCAGGGCGACGTCGGCGACCTCGTCGGCCTTTATTCGCGGTTGCAGCGCCCGCTTCGGGATGTGGGCATGGATCAGCGAGCCGCCCTCGAAACCGTAGAGGCGGTGTCGCTCGGCCTGAAAATCGGTGCTGCATCTGCCGAGGAGTCGGCCTCAGTCATTACCCAGTTCGCCCAGGCCATCGGCAGTGGTGTTCTGCGGGGCGAAGAGTTCAATACCGTTCTGGAGTCCTCGGATCGCATTGCTGGCGCCCTGGCGGACACCTTCGGGGTGACTATCGGCCGGCTTCGCGAGATGGCTGCCGCCGGTGAACTGACATCGGAGCAGATCGTTATCGCGCTGCGGAAGGAGTTGCCGAAGCTCCGCGAGGAGATGGCGTCGTTTGCCCCGGAGATTGGTGCAGGGCTGAACCGGATATTTTCCGAAACCCAGAAATATTGGGGGCGTCGCGCGAAGGAAACAGGCATCGTCGACTGGGTTGCGAACCAGTTGAACGATGTTGCCAAGGGGATCAACACGGCGAATACGTTGGTGAAAAAGGGCGAGGGCAGCCTCACGGCCACCCTCGCCGCCGAGAAGGCGCGTCAAGAGCAGATCGTGAAGCGCCAGAACGATGCCCTGAAGCGGGCTCGGGATCAGAACGTCGCCGATCTCCAGTCTGAGGTTGTTCGGACCAAGGCCCTACTTGATCAGTCCACCAAGAACCTCAACGACGCGCTTTCGCGCCAGGCAGATGTCCGCAAGGAGTTTGCCGACCTGGTGAAGGGTATCCAGGCGACGCCCACATCCGGAACGCAGACCTTCGGCGATGCCACTGCGGCCCAGGCCTCGGCTCGCAACGCGCTGACCGCTGGCAACAACCAAAAGGCGATCGAGGAGGCGCGCCGCGCGCTGCAGATCCTTCAGCAACTGAAGGACGCTGGCGCGAACAGCTACGGCTTCGAAGGCGTGGCCAAGGAGGTGGAGCGCATCGCCAACAAGGCCGCAGAGGTCGAGGCTGGTAATGCCAAAGCTGCGGATGACGTCAACCGCCTGAACCTGGCAGACCTCGAGGAGCGCATCAAGGCTGTGCAAAACGTCGAGGTGTCGTTCGGAATGGACTTCGAAAGCGCGGAGACCTTGAAGCAACAGGTTGCCGACATCGCCGCCGGACTGGCTGAGCAACTCGTGATACCTATCACGCTGGTTCCGCCTCCTGAGATGGGCTTGCCTGGCGTGCCCAGCATTACCCCCAAGATACCCGGGTTTGCTACTGGTACGCAGAGCGCTCCCCCTGGTATGGCGTGGGTTGGGGAGCGTGGGCCGGAGTTGATGATGATGCGCGGAGGAGAGCGCATCTTCAACGCGGTGCAGTCGCTGCAGATGTCGCAGAAGTATCAACGAACTCTCCCCGAGATACCCGAGATTCCGACCGCGGCGCTTCAGCAGGCGAATCCGCTGGCAGCCATGCAAAACCTGGGATCGCTGACCCTCAACCTGGGTGGAGACGATGCCGGCTTCACCGTTTTCGGGACACACGACACGCTCCGAGACATACGCAAGGCCGCCTCGAAGTTCGGGCGGACGCGCCCAAAATGACCAAGCCCGCCTCGCGCGGGCTTTTTTATGGAGTTGGGAATGATCATTCCGAACGTGATGCTCGGGGGAATACCGATCGTGATACACGGTGGCGCCCCGCAGTGTCAGTACCAGTCTGTAGATGGCGGCGTCGAGCGATTGAGGCTCAGCGGAGGTGCGGCAGTACAGATGACGCACTGGCGCAAGACGGCAATCACCATCAGCGGTTCAGGGTGGATCGGTACGGGGATGCTTGGGCTCGACTTCGACAGCCCGCTGGAGCTGCGATGCAATGCGTCGCTTGGCATCTCGGGTCGTACTGCCGCCGACCGAGTATTCACCATCCCGGGCGAGGTTCGGCCGGACGCCGGTCCATGGGGGCTGGCGCTGGTCGGTCGTGAGTGGGTCAGAACGGACGTCTCGTCTGCCGGCCAGGTGGTGACTGTGTCGGAGATCCCGGGCGCGCAACTCTACCGCGTAGAGTGGTGGCCGCTGTTCCACGTCTTCGCGTCGGTCCCTCCTGAAGCGCTTGATTCTTCGAACAACAGCCGGACCTGGCAAATTGTCGCTGAGGAAATCTGATGCTCAACGGTGGACCGCTCAATAGCGCTGAGCTGAACTCGGCCGCTCAATCCGTTGTGCCTGGTCCTGAGCCGATCATCCCAGGCTACGCTTTCACATGGCGAGCAATCGTGCGTGTTGGCGATGACGACGTTACACCGCTCCTGACCGGGGAGATCGAGGTCGATCGTGAAGAGGGGGCGGCTGGCGTCGCTTCCTTTTCGATCTATCTCGGCGACGGCCCTGTTGTCCCTACGGACTGGATTGGTCGAACCGTAACCATCGACTACGCAACGGAGACCGCCGGCGAGCTGAGTCAGGGGCGACGGTTTACGGGGAGAGTTACACAGCCAGCCTGGAATCCTGTTCGGCGCGTCCTGGACGTCAGTTGCACGGACCAATTGCAGCAGCGTGTAGAGGCCATGGAAATTGCGGCCGTCGACGCCCTGGTCGGCGGCGCCTGGTCCGCAGATGTGTTCGAGCCGGTCGATGGACGCTCGCGGTGGGACTACGCCCAGGAGCGTTTGACCAGCGTAACCGGGAGCTTGGACTGTTCGCCATATGGTGCTCTCCGCGTCACGTCATGGCTTTCGGTGGCGCCTGCCTACGAGTTCGGCCAAGGCTCTACGGTATACGGATCGCTTGCGGTCGAGTTGGCCGACCTGAGCTCGCAGACGAATAGGATCGAGATCGAGTGCGACTACCGATTCAGCCGGCTCTGGCAGTTGAACGCATCGTATGGATGGCAGCACCCCGGGACGGGTAACGCTGTTGGCGAGGCGGGGTTCTGTAATTGGCGCGGCGACGACACCGAGTTACCGGATGTCGAGATGATCACCTCGGCGACCGAGAGCAGCGGCCAGACGTTGTTCTATGCCACGTGGTATCCACTGCCGCCCACGGGCGTCTACTGCAATCCGCCGGCGGCATGGGTCAACAACTTCACCGAGCTCCTGCTCGGCGGAAATTGGATTGCTGGCCGGCGCTGGGTGCAGTCCGTTACAGAGCGCTATCGGTTGGTCATGGAGGTTCAGCCGAGCGTTGCGGCGACCGGTCCGATTGTCGGTCGGCAGCGTGCCTCGTTCGAGATCGAGTCGGACAAGGCCGAGCGCTGGGAAAGCGACCCGATCACCGGCGGTAGCACCGGCCACGACGACGAGAAGGATGGCAACCGGCGTTTGTCTGCGCTGAACTGCTTGTTGGCCCAGGGCGCCACGACGCTCATTGCTGCGCATCGCGGCACGACCGTGACCTGGGATGTGCCGACGTCCATGGTCCTGCCGATCGATCTTGTACATACGCTCCGCCTCGATGATCAGGGCGCGCGTGCGGTGGGCAAGTGTCGACGCATTGTCGACCGGCTCGACCTCGCATCCGGAAGCGCGCTGACCACGATCTCTATCGCTGTGATGCGAGGCGGCGGTGGCGCAGAAGACCCCCTTGTTCCTCCTGCTGGCTCGTCAGATCCCGTCAGCCCGCCGTCGGGCGGGGGGCAGCTCTCGACGCAGCTTGGAGGCCGCAACGGCAGTCCCGCGTATGACGATGAGGCGGATGGTTTCTCAGGCAACTGGAGCAATCGCGATCCCGGCGCCGAACTGTTCCCGCGGCGCTTCTCGTTGACCGCGAAAGACATTCCGGAGACCTACCGGGACGAGCATGCGCCGGAGCTTGCGGCCACCTACCGGGTATCCGTGCCTGACGACTTACTGGAGATGTAGCGATGGCGAGAGCCTGGATCAACAACTGGAAGACGACGCTGAGCGCCGGCCTTTCGCCTGGCGAATTGAGCCTGACGGTGCCGGATGCTGCCGCCGCGCTGCTGCCGCTCTCTGGCGGTAACTGGGTGCTGTTGACGCTGGCGGATGCTGCCGGCGCTCAGCATGAGATCGTGAAAGCAACCTCCCGCGCCGGTGGGGTGGTGACGATCGAGCGCGCCCAGGAAGCCACCGCCGACGGCAACTGGCCGGCGGGGTCGGCGATCTATGCAGCCGTCACGGCCGGCGATCTCATGGCGCTCCAGGCGCGCATCCAGGCTCTGGAGTCCGGGGCGTCTGGCGGCACCCTTGTCGACGAAACCGGCGCAACGCTGGTCGACGACGCCGGCAACAACCTGATGATCATGGAGAACAACTGATGGCAACTGTTACGCACGTCCTGTCCGGTGCTGGCGCTCCACCCTCGGCCCCACCCAGCGTGGGCGCTCATTACGTAAACACGACAAATGGTGACCAATACCTTGCCAAGGGCACGGCCTCTGCGGCGGATTGGGTGAAGCAGGGCGGTGGCGGTGGCAGCGCTCCGAGCGAGGTGCTGCATGTAAATACCGACGGCCAGTTCCTTCTCGAGCCTCAACACTCATTTGTTGAGGCCCGTCTGTTCGCAATTCCCGAGCTCGGCACTGCAGCAATTGGAATCGATCCCAGCACATCCCGACAGTTCGACCTGAATATCAGGACCGCCGGTCCGAGCGGGCAGCAACTGCAGATCAGAGTTACGTCCGGTGAATTGCCCGGAGGGATGTCGATCGTTGGCACAACCAGGCAGTGGGCTGTTCAGGAGTCGTATGGATTATTGGTCAATGCAAATGACCTCAACGGCGAAGTGTGGGCGCGCGTCTATTTCGATGCTGACGAACTCACTCTGTCGATGCTTGTGTTCAGCGATGTGCCGAACGCGTAGGAGATAGCGCATGGCTCTATCAGATGAGCGCCGCGGCATCGGCGCGAGGAACGAAGCGATCCGCCGCGCCGGCGGCCAGCGGGTCGAAGCGGAGCGCCGCGGTGACCAAGGCCTGACTGCGGCGCTCAACCGGCTGATCGAGCCGGAACGCCAGGCGCGGTCGCTGCGGAAAATCGATCCGCGCGGCGCCCTGGATGCAAAGCGCGGGCGGGCGGACTACAACCCCGCCGGAAAGCAGCTCGGCGGGGGTGGCGGTATTGCGAGCCCCCTGATCGAGGAAGATGCTGGCCAGCGCGAATACTACGAACTGCAGACAATCCCCACCAGCGATGGCCTGGCCTGGCTCCGGTATCGCAGCGTGAAGAAGATCGTCATGACCGACGCGTCAGGCGCAGAAGTTGTGATGGAGTACGCGAACGATGTTTCCCAATAGCCCGCTCGATGAAGCTCCGCAGGTATGGGGGTGGCCATGGCACGGCCTAATACGACAGCCAATCAACGCCGTTGATTCGACCCTGACGTTACCAAGCGGGCGCACGATGACGATGCCGCCTGTCAGGCTCGCAAATAATACGGCCCTTTGGGACGTAGGCATGCCTATCCCTGAAGTGGAAACCGATGATCCAGATGAGCAGTGGCTAAACCGAGCGATTTTGCGTGGAACGGATTTGTCCGAAGCTTATGGCGGGGTTTCCTTACAGCCTGCATTTATTCGTGGTTACACGATTCGATACGGCGTAAGCGTTCAATACAATTTTTTTCTCGAAACAATAGCTGCTAGCTGTTTGTTTCGGGATGGATTTACAGGGTTTTCTGGGACGGTCAGTAGTAATGCAATATCTCTGTCAGACCTTGGATTGCCCGTCAAGCCGGACGGTATCTCTTTCGAAGTTCTGGATGTAAATAACGACGGAACACGCCGTCTCTACCTGGCTAGATACCAAGAGACCGCTGGGAGTGGATTCATTGGTGTTGGTGGGATGCTTGAGTTGCGTGTGAGTGCGAGCGGCGCGAACAGCTTTCAGGCGGAACTGTCCGTGGTTGCGCCTTGGGAGCAGATACAATTCGAGACTATCGACAGCAGCCGAACAGATGTTGACCCGAATACCCATACCCGCTTTTGGCGTGGGACGCCTGAGGACCCAGACGGCCCGTTCAATGAAAGCAGTGGAGAGCCGCCACCCCCGCCATACCCGGGGCATCCGTGGGCGCCTCACGTGTATAGAGTTCTAATCGGAGAGTTTTCAGCATCACTTCGCGCAAGGTCAACTGCTGGAGCGTGGTATGGCTTGTCTGGCTCCCTTGAGCTAATAACGCTCGAAGTTTCTATCGTGTCAACGATGTCGCGCTCGGCAGGTATCTCTGGCGATCACATCTCATTTAGCATGACCGAAGATATTTCGTTTTCCTACACCTTGAGCTCTTCTTCCGGCGGGTCCTCAGAGTCGCTGTACAACTCGCTTTCTACGAGCGGGGTTCTTAATGGGCCTGGTTCTATCCAATGGACTGACAGCATCACTGGTCAAAGTGTCGCGAGTGGATCGGAGTCTATTAGCTTGGGTGATATATACCTGCTTACTCCTGATGTTGGCGACAGTTATGCGGAAGGATTGGACTGGTCGTCGCCAATTGGGCTGTTCCCGGGGCGTCCGTCGACGATAAGCGACCAATCTGCGTGGCCGGTGCTTAGATACTCAAACAAGCTTCTAGGCCTTTTTTTCTATCGTGGTAGAGACCGTCGGTTTGCTGGAGTGGCTCTCACCCCGCATGGCCCCCACGGATCGCGTCAGGTTGATGTGGATGTTAGTGGCTTTTCCCCGTTAGAGATGGAGGCGTGGGGCAAGGGCTCCTACAACCCTCTCACCGGCGACGCTATACGCAACGACCCCAGCGCTTTCTATTCCTACGTTTGATCCCTCCAAAGGAGAAGCCGCATGACGCCGGCCTGTGTACCCCTGCGCATTGAAAAAGGGGCGACGTTCCGCGACACGATGCGGATCATGCAACCGAGCCTTGTCTACCGGCCGATCACCCAGATCGCGTCGACCGCTCCCGTCCGGCTGACCATCCCCGGCCACGGGTTGCCCGACACCTGGTTAGCCTGGATCGATGGCGTCCAGGGCATGCCCGAACTGAACCGCGCTCGGCTTCGGCAACTGCCTCACCGCGTCGCGTCCATCGACGACGACACGATCGAGATCAACCTGCTGTCAGCCGTTGGGCTGGCGCCTGTTGGCGGGCAATTGATCTACCAGCCACCTGTTGACCTGGCTGGCGCCGAGGTACGGATGCAGATCCGCGATGCGCCAGATGGGACGGTGCTGATGACGCTGGCGCTCGGCTCCGGCCTTGAGATCGCTGGCGCCGGAACGATCTCGCGCGAGATATCGGCCTCCGATACCGCGGCGTTGGCATGGGCGTCGGCGGTCTACGACGTGGACGTGACCTACCCGGATGGAACGGTCCATCGCTACTACAGCGGGCCGATCACTGTGAGCCGTGGGGGAGGGTGCGATGGATGACGCCGCCGAGCCATGGGCGCTGGCGATCGAGGTCGATAGCGAGCCGCTGGTGCTCAGTGAGATGCAGGAATACGCGGTCACCGTGACGCCGCCGGCCGATGTGCTGGTCGTTGTGGCTGGTGATCAGGGGCCGCCCGGCAGGGACGGCGTAGACGGTGCCCAATGGGGCGCGACTGATTGGTGATGAAATGGCCCAGATTCGATTTTTCAAAGTGGCGACCCTGCCGGGTACGCTGGAACCCGATTCGTTCTACTTCGTCGAGAACGGCAGCTACTCGGAGTCCTACCTGACGAACAGCGCCGGCGTGGCGCGCTCGATCGGTAACAGCGCGATGATCAACGCGCTGATCAACGAGGCGCTGGCCAGCCTGCCCGGCACAGGCGCACCGATCCTGTTCGTAGCCGATATCGCTGCACGCGACGCCCTGGAGCCTGAGGGTGCAATCTTCGTGCTGGTTCAAGACGCGAGCGCGGACCCGACAGTCGAATCGGGCGCTGCGCTGTACGCATGGAACCCGGCGACCAGCGCCTGGCTGAAGGTTGCTGAATACGAAAGCATGGACGTCGAGCTCAACTGGGACGCGATCAACGGGCGCCCGACGTCGACGCCGGCGCAGATCGACACTGCCGTTTCCCAGGCGCACACGCACGCGAACAAGTCGACGCTGGACAAGTTTGGTGAGGAGTCGGGCCTGGTGCGCTTCAACGGCCAGCCGATCCCGGCCGAGTGGAATGGGACGGCCTGGTAATGGCTGTGCTCCAGACCCACAAGGTCGTCGCGCAGTTGCCTGCGGTGCTGGAGCCGAACGCGATCTACTTCGTCCGGCGGAGCACCGGCTACGACCAGTTCGTCACCAACGGCGCGGGCGTGGTGGTGGCATACCCGATGAACGTCCGCATCCCCGCGGCTGTGCCGGGCTATCTCGCCGACGGCTCCATGCTGAGGCTCACGATGAACCCTGACGGCCAACTGCCGGCGTACACCGCCGGCGGCGCAATTCTCAACCTGCAGGTGCTTTTCAATGGCTGA